ATCTTATTATATTTGATGAAGCGGCTCTAGGAGATGGAGGCATGGATGCGTTTAACGTAGCCCTAAGGCCTACACTAGATAAACCTAATAGTAAGTGTATCTTTATCTCAACCCCTCGTGGTAGAAACAACTGGTTCTCAGAATTTTATCAACGTGGATTTAATGACGAGTATGACAACTGGGTGTCTCTTAGAGCGACATACCACGAAAACCCTAGAATTTCGCAGAAAGATATCGACGAAGCCAAGAAGGGTATGTCAAAGGCTGAATTCGAACAAGAGTACTTAGCCTCTTTCAATACTTTCGAAGGACAAGTTTGGGATTTCAACTACGAAGAATGCGTGGCAAACCTTGAGGAACTGGATACTTCCAAAATGGATGTGTTTGCAGGATTAGACGTTGGTTATAGGGACCCTACTGCATTCTGCGTTATAGGGTATGATTGGGATTCGGAAACATATTATATTTTAGATGAGTATATGGAAGCTGAGAAGACTACAGAGCAACATGCTGAAGTTATTCAAGCATTGATTAATAAGTGGGATATAGACTCTATTTATATCGACTCTGCAGCTCAGCAAATGCGTTTCGATTTAGCCCAGAACTACGATATTTCGACTATCAATGCAACGAAGAGTGTGCTGGATGGAATTGCGTCAGTTGCCACGATTGTGGATAATGACAAATTGATCGTGGATCAAAAGTGTAGCCATACTCTAATGGCATTAGATCAATACCAGTGGAATCCTAACGAGAACCTGTTAACAGAAAAACCTGTACACAATATGGCATCTCATATGTCAGATGCCCTGCGCTATGCCTTATACACGTTCGTAGCTTCGGACATAACGTTTTAGGGTACACCAGCTAAAAAATAGCTCTTGACTTTTTTGTTGGAATTTGATATAATTGCCCATATATAGAGAAATTTTAAGAAATCAACCTATGAGTGAACTTAAACGCGACAAGATTAAATACATAAGAGACCGGGCAAAGTCTGCATATGTAAAGGACGAGGAATGTTACATCTGTGGTGGAAAAGAGTCTTTGGACTTTCATCACTTTTTAAGTGTAACAGAACTTCTTGATAAGTGGATTAAAGCAAAGAAACTAGTTATATTGACTGCGGAAGATATGATGGAAATGAGGGATGAGTTTATTGAGGTACACCATAAAGAAATTTATGATGACACAGTTACTCTTTGTCACAAACATCATTTAAAGCTACATTCGATATATGGTAAAAAACCTGCTTTAGTCACTGGCCCCAAGCAACAACGCTGGGTAGAAAAAAGAAGAGTAAAAGAATATGGGAATAATTAAAGATTGGATTCAAAAACTGAATCCGGCGCAGGCACAAATAGCGGCAGCCCAAGGGCAGCAAGGGCCTTTGGCACCTTCATTGCCTTATGAAAGAGCGTATGAAAGAATAGAAGTAGTTAATCGCGGTGTTAATATGGTTGTTGATGCAGCATCACAAATTAATATAGATGTAGGGGACAAAGAAGCATTTCCTGGAGTAGCAACTATTAGACATAAAAAGCTAGTAACTCTACTTAACAGGAACCCTAACCCATATCAATCAGCAGATGCTTTCAGGAGAAACATCTTCTTAGATATGATTATGGATGGTAATGCTTTTATGTATTATGATGGTGCAAGTTTATACCATCTACCTGCCGAGAACGTTACTATTACTCCAGATAAGAAAACATTTATCAAAGGGTATGATTATAACGGAACTAAATACAAACCTGATGAGATTATACATATTCAAGATAACTCATCAGATTCAATATATCGAGGTAAGTCAAGATTAAGCTCAGCTAAACGCTCAATCAACTTGTTATACGATATGAAAGACTTCCAGATGAACTTCTTCAAAAATGGAGCAGTTCCTGGCTTAGTACTAAAGACACCAAATACTCTTAGTGCTAAAGTAAAAGACAGACTAATTAATTCTTGGGCACAGAAGTACAACCCTAAGAGCGGAGGCAGAAGGCCTTTGGTTTTAGACGGGGGTATAGAGATAGACAATATCTCTAATGTGGATTTCAAGAAGTTAGACTTTGAGGATTCAGTAACTAATTTAGAGAGTACTATTTTAAAAGTTATTGGAATCCCACCAATTTTAATGGAGGGTGGTAATAATGCAAACATTAGACCCAACCAGAAATTAATGTATCAAGAGACCGTTCTACCTTTAGTTAGAAAACTGATTAGTGGTTTAGAGCGATATTTTGGTTATGACCTTGCAGCAGCACTAGAAGACCTCTCGCCCTTACAGGCAGAGTTAGACGAAAAAGCAAGATACTACAGCACTTTAGTTAACGGCGGAGTACTTACTCCAAATGAAGCTAGAGACGCGTTAAGATTAGAGAAGATAGAAGGTCATGATGACATACGCATCCCGGCAAATATTGCGGGAAGCGCAAGCAACCCTTCTGAGGGCGGAAGACCTCAGGGAAACGAGGAAAATGATGAATAAAAAGTTTGAAATTAACTCATTGTTTGATGTGGTAGAGAAGGACGGTAAGTCTGATACTCTAACAATCAAAGGTTACGCAAATACTGTTTCCAAAGACCGATCTGGCGATGTAATCGTTAAGGAAGCTTGGGAAAAGGGTGGTATGGATGATTATCTAAAAAACCCTATTATCCTTGCTTTCCATGACTATTCACGCCCGGTAGGTACCACTGTTGATTACAATGTAACTGACAAGGGACTGGAAATTGTTGCAGAAATTAGTAAAGCTGCAGGTGAAGTGTATAACCTAATCAAAGATGGCGTTTTAAAAACATTTAGCGTTGGTTTTAGCATCAAAGATGCGGACTATGAGAAGGACGTAGATACGTTTTTCATTAAAGATTTATCTTTATATGAAATTAGTGTAGTATCTGTGCCCGCTAATCAAGACTCTACTTTCTCTTTAGCAAAGTCGTTTGAAAATGTAGATGAGTATAACTCATTTAAGCAATCATACGAAATTGTAGAAGCAAAAGAAGATTCAAAAAAGGAAGAGAAGGAACCTTCTCAGGATAACATTCTTAAGGAAATTAATATGGATAAGAAAGAACTACAGGATATGATGGCTAAGTCTGCTACAGCAGCATTAGACTCATACAAAGCTGAAGTTGCTGAGAAGGCTGAGAAGTCTGCAGCAGAAGCTACACTTAAATCAATTGAAATGGGTAAAACCAAAGCAGAGAAAACTGCCGAGGCTTTAGAAGCTAAAATTAAAGCAGATGGAGATAATTACTCTAAAGCAATCTCTGAAATGTCAGATGAACTTGCATCTGCTAAAGACGAGATGGCTGCTATGCAGAAATCTAAGATGCAATTCTCAGAAGCTGGATCAGATGCTCCTTCTGCAGATGAGTTAAACTCTGCATTCATTACTGCTAAGATCTTAGGAAAGTCTATCGATCAAACAGAAGTTGGTAAGAAACTAATCGAAAAAGCTACGCGTTTCTCTGACACTGATTGGGAAACTACTTGGAACTCTACAATTTTTGAAGGAATTCAAAATCGTGTTGTAGTTGAGCCACAGTTCCAATCAATTGCTATGAATGCACGTGTTATGAACTTCCCGTTCAATCCAGACACAGGTGCAGATGCTACATGGGTAGCAGGTGGATCGCTTAATGATGGTGATACAGTTGGTACAGCATTTAATGATGCTTCTTCAGGAACTACACAAGCGCACGGCTTAACAGAGGTCACACTGACTGCTTCTAAGCTAGCGACTCGTGAGTACATTGGTTACGAAGAAGAAGAGGATGCATTAATCCCAGTTGCTGGTATCGTTCGTGATGCTATCATCCGTCGTATGGCTCGTACATCTGACGCTTCTATCTTAGGTACAGGTGTTGCAGCTCCATTTACAGAGCTTGAAGAGTTAGCTGGTGGCCATGCTAGTAATACAGTAACTACTGGTTCTGCTACAGACTTAGTTTCTGTTGCTGAAATCTTAACTGCTCGTAAGAACATGGGTCAGTGGGGAATGAATCCTGCAGATTTAGTTGTATTCTTGTCTCAAGCAGCGTACTACGGTTTACTAGATGCAACTGAGGTTACTACAGTAGATAAGTACGGTGATAACGCTACAATTAAAGCTGGTGAGTTAGGTAAACTATGGGGAATGTCTTTAGTTGTTTCTGATGCTTTCGAAGCAACAGCTACAGGTAAAGCACAAGGAATTATTGTTAACCCTAATAATTACTTAGTAGGTAACTACCGCAACATGACAGTTGAGACAGCTACAGATGTAGTTGCACAACAGAAGGCTATGGTTGCAACCCGTCGCTTTGGCTTTATAGCTAAAGAGGCTGGAGCAGCTAGTAAGGCTTCAATGGCGTTAATTAAGTTCGGCTAATACTGACTTAACTAATAGTTGATATAAAACTGGTTAGGGTAATGCCTAGCCGGTTTTTATAAGTGAATTAAGGAATTGAAATGGCAGATTTATACACAGTTAGTGAGTACAAAGCATATGCTGGTATTAATAGCACTACTCGCGACTCAGAAATAAATCTATTAAGAAGCCAAATTAGTGCACTTATAAAAACCTACTGTGGGCGTAGTTTCATAGATAACTACAGCACAGCAAAGACAGAATACTTCGACACTACCGGTGGCGATACTTCTGTTTTCCCAACTGAACTACCTATCGTAGAAGTAGTACAGTTATTTGAGCGTAAAAACTCAAAGACAGATAAAACAACTGTCGAAAACAACCACGCAGATAGTAATAATTACTATCTCTTAGAATCAGGTACTGCACAATGTACTATTTCTTCTAATACTACTGAATCGACTTGTATTAATAATGACACTTTCACAGGGTCAGGCTTAAATGATCTAACAATCACTGGATACAACGCAAATACGTCGTCAGGTGAGATTGGACGTAGCTATAAAGTACAAATTGATGGTACAGGAACTCCAGACACGTTTAAATGGTCTCGTGATGGAGGGAATAATTGGAAAGAAACGACTGTAGCAATAACAGGTTCTAGTCAAACTTTAGAGGGCGACATAGCTGTAACTTTTGCAGCCACTACTGGACATACGAGCGGAAATGCATGGGCATTTACGTCTGAGAGATGGACCGGTGAATGTAGTGATACATCTTATACAACACAAGCAACTTGCGAGTCAGCAGCAGAATTTTGGACTGCAGACAGACAATATGAAATAGATGCTGAAGGACAAGAAATTACTAGAAATATTATTAGTTTCCCTAAAGGCCCTAAATCTGTAAAACTTGTGTATAAAGGTGGGTTCTCCTCTACTCCAGCAGAATTGAAGCTAGCTTGCTACGATTTGACTACTTACTATTTAAAGAAAGAGTCAACTCCAGCAAAGTCTATGCCAGGCTCGGATATTAAAAATATCTCACGCAGCCAGTCGCTTCACTCTGAATTCCCCCCACACATAAAACGTATCCTGGAGCATTATAGGCATATTAGCTAATGAGTGCTGCAAAATTATCAGCTGTTATCCAGAAAAGGGTAATAAAAATATTAGAAACCGATCTTAGGAAGGAGTTAAACACTCTTGTCCCGGAATTAGAACTAGACCAAGAGTACACAGTGAAGTTCCTTATGTCGGAATTTAGTTTAGATAAGGCTAAAGCCACCCAGGCTTTTAACTTTATAATATCAGACATATCTGGTAGGTCTATATTTACAAAAAAAGAAGTAGTGGGTAAAGCTTATGTATTTTCCCCTACCAAATCTAAGGCTAAAGACAAGTTCGGCGCAGTATCCGAATGGAAAAGGTCGGTAGGCGCAAAATTAGAGAAGGAGTATGGAGTTAAGGATTTCAGCTCCAAGTTTCATTTAGGGCATGGAAATTCTTCTATACCTGCAGTAGGGTACCGGGCAATTAAGGCAGCTAGCTATTTAGCAGGCAGAGCCGGATCAGATGCGATGTTAGGGGTTCTAGGTTCCACCAGCCTTATTAAAGGTTTTGATGTAGAAGCGGATGCTAGTACTGTACTTACCAAAAGTAACAAGTTCAAAAAAAAGTACACTGTAAGATTAAAGTTACAGCACGGAAAAGAAAACTTAAAAGAAGGAACAGAGGAAAAGTTATTAAGCCAGAAGCTAATCGATGAGCTACAAAGAATAGCAATAGAAGAAGAAACTAGTCCTTCATCTGTAAAAGCAATAGATATGGCAATAGATAGAGCTATTAGAGGTAAGAAACCTAAGACTATCAATGAGAAATCTAAAGCTAAAGTATCTTATAAGAATAAGAAGAAAGGCGTAAAAGGGAGGGCAGGCCCTATACCCAGACTTCGCGATAGAAAAGGCCAGTTTACTTCCCCCACAGCTCTACAAAATATTATTCAGTCTCAAATAGCTGAAACAGTAAAAGAGAATATGGGAGAAGGTGGTAGCCTAGAGAATAGAACAGGAAGATTCGCAGAATCAGTTACTATTACAAATATTACACAGTCTAGACAAGGAACATTAACAGCTTTTTATAATTATATGAAGTATCCTTACCAGACTTTTGAAAGAGGATTCAAACAAGGGTCAACACGAAGAGACCCTAGATTATTAATTCATAAGTCTATTAGAGAAATAGCACAAAAATTAGTTCATCGTAAACTAAATATTAAATCAAGGAGAGTATAATGGCAGGTAAAGCACGTTCAGCAATAGTGAATGCACTTATTACTAAGTTAAAACTTATTGACGGCTCTGGCTCTTTTAATATTGATTTAGCTAATAATGTTACTAATAAACTGATTTTTTGGGACGAAGTAAATGACTTTCCATATGTTTCAGTAGTAGCAGGAAACGAAGTACGAGAATACTTACCCGGCGGGTTTAAGTGGGGTATGCTAGGATTAAACATACGAATGTATGTGTATGGTGAAGAGCCATTAGATGAACTTGAAAAAGTTCTATATGATATTGAAACCCAGATTGATGCTAATAATGTATTAACATACGATACTGGTAAACAGACTGAGCAGATGACGATATTAAGTATCGCAACTGACGAAGGATTACTTGCTCCATATGGAGTGGGTGAGATTACCTTAGAAGTAAGGTATCAAATATAGTCTACAACGGTAAATAGACAATAGTCGAATAACCCGTTAATGACAAGTTAAAAATACAGGAGAGCTAAAATGGCTTTATCTTTAAGCAGAAATGCAACGTTCTATGCGTCATACGTGGCAGCAGGAACATCAACTTGGGATGGTACAGGTACTAACCCTTCAGATGCGGATACTTTCGAGATTCCAATTCTAGACGGGTTTTCATTCTCACAGGCAACTGGTACACAGAATGTAACTCTTAACGAAGCAGGATCAACTCCTAAGCGTGGACAAAAGATTTTCAATACATCTTTAGAGCCCGTTGATTGGAGTTTTACTACTTACATGCGTCCTTTTACAGACAGCGCAGATTCAGACAATCACTCAGCAACTGAGAAGTTACTTTGGAACGCTTTAGTATCTAATACACAAACTAATAACGCCTCTACGGGTGGTATTGCATGTGATACAACAGATATGACGATTGATTTTGAAGATTCAGAGCATAGCCAGTTACTTAAGTTTACTGGTTGGTTCGCTTTTTCTGATTCATCATTAACATATGAGTTAGCAAATATGTGTGTAACTTCAGCTTCGATTGATTTCGATATTGACGGTATTGCACAAATCACTTGGACAGGGTATGCTGCTTCAATTACGCAAGTAGATACAGATTACCCAGACCAGTCAGGAGATGCTACAGACGGGCACGTACCTGCAAATACAGATGCAGACTTCATTCTTAACAGACTTAGTACTGTTACTTTGACTTCATCTATCTCTGGTAGTTCAAAAGTTTACACATTCCCTCTAACGGGTGGTAATGTTACTATTGATAATGGTATTTCTTACGTAACAGCGGAAGAATTAGGTAAGATTAATACACCAATTGATCACCAAACAGGAACTCGCGCAGTCTCAGGTAACTTTACTTGTTACTTAGACTCAGCAGCGTTAAGCTCAAAGGTTATGTACGACGATATCTTAGCTGATATTAACGGTGCAGCACCAGATACAACAAACTCTTTCAACATTGATCTTAAGATTGGTGGTGCAAGTGCTCCATTTGTACAGTTCAGTATTCCTACAGCTCACTTAGAGTTGCCGTCTATTGATACTGCAGATGTTATGGGTGTTACAGTT